GGTTGCGAGCGTACCGGCTCCCGTAACATTCCCGGAGCCATCGAAAGAGCCCGAGGTATAGGACATATCGCCTGTGATGGCGATTGTCCGGGCTGTTCTTAGCGCCGTAGCCGTTGCAACGGTAAACGCTCCCGTATTCGCAAGGCTCACATCGCCAGAAGCTGCAACATCGGTCGAAACGTTGCTGCCATTTCCGACGAGGATATGAGCGCTTGTGAGAGGAAAGGCATTTGCAGGAAGGGGAGAGCCCGTAACCGGGATCTGGCTTAGATAGACAGTAAGCGACTCATTCGAGAGCGAGCCTGAATCCCATGTGAAATTGACGGTCGTTGTGGTCGGGCTATACGAGCTCGACGAAACCTTGCCGTAGATCGTTCCGGTTGAAGACCCTACCGCCTTGACGCGCCGACCGGCGTGCCATGCCGTCGTTGCATCGCCACCCGCCAGAGTGATTGATGTGCTGGAGGCGTAAGTTGCGGTTACTGGCTTTGATCCGACGCCATATTGAAACCAGATAAGATCATTGAAGGCAGAGCGGACATCGGCGAGCGTAGCGCGGGCGCTATTATTGACAGACGCGGGCGACATGCCCTCGTCCCAGGTATAGCCGATATTCGCGTTGACGTTCTCAGAGGCGGTCGTGGACCACGTGTTTACGCCTGTCATGTGTGATTGCCTTTATTGAGAAGCGGCGGCTCTGAGCATCAAGAGCGGCAGAGTGTTTGAATGGCGCAGAAGGCTGGGAGCGGCTTGACGCCCGAGACGTGCTGCGCTTCCAAGACCATAAGCCGCTGATCCCATGAGACGCGGCGACATAAGAGGAAGGCTCGCGAGAGTTCCAGCAGCTAAGACAGGATTATGTGCAAGGGCCGCAGCAGTTCCGACGAAAGCATCGCCGCTTGCAACAGCCCGAGCCAATCCTTGCGGTGCCCATTGGTGAGCAGCTTGGCCGGCAAGCGAGGACATCAGCGTGCCGTCTTTGTCCATCGCCTGAACAAGCTGGGCGCGTTGACCGAAGTTGGTATTCACCCCATCTCGCATCGTCGATTGCAGTTTGCGTAATGCAGTATCGACTGTCGCCTTTGGATTTAGAGAAAGCGTGCGCTGAATGTCATTGATTTGATTGCTCGCATCCCAATAGGAGCGCATCGTATTGGCGTAAGATGGAGCCTGGTCAACAATGGCATCTTTGACGGCGTTGTAGGCCCGATCGACTACGAGCCTCCCTTGGGATCCATAAGGCTGTGCGTCGCGCAAGTCGCCGACCTGTTGCTTAAGGGCGTCAAAGCCTTCGGGCGTATGGTACTCAGCAGGGTCCAGCGCCTTCCACTTGTCGATCAGATCTTGAACGTCATTACGAACGCCCGCCACTTGCGGCTTGATGTCAACGCCTTTGAAGGTCGAGACGTATCCGAGGTCTTCCATGGCTGTGTCGATCGGCTTGAAAGACAGAACGGTTTGATCCGCTGCCACATCCGCCATGCCAGATCGGTAGGCGGCATTCTTCGCATCCTTCAAGCCAGACAGAGCGGCTTTGGCTTTCGCCAGAACAGTCTCGGGAGCGACGTTTCCAGTAAGGTTGTCGATGAATGCCTGTGCAGGCGCACCGCCCGCGCGCCCAGCCTGATATGCCGTTTGAAGCGTCTTCGCTCCAACGCCAGAAGGAACGGCGAGAAGCTGAGAAGAGATGCGCCCGAGCGGGCCTACCGGCTCAAGTCCTCTTGCGCTTGCGGCTGCACTTGGGGCGGCTGATGCCGCTGATGCTCCCGCTGAATTGACAAGGCGCTCAAGAGAGCTAGAAACGCCGGCACCAGCCAAGCCGCCAGCGAATCGAGCGGCCCCTTCATAGGGCGTTCCTTCGGTGGCCTGCCCAAGAGCTTCCGAGCCAACGGCCGGGATCGCCACGCTGGCGAGACGTGGTAGAATTCCCTCTGGCCCTGCGATAAGTCCTGGAGCGAATTGCCCGAGCGTCCGCGCATATTTTCCAGCCGTTGTTTGTGGGTCGTGATAGGGTGCAATATTCTTCTGGATTGTGTCGTCCAGTGACTTTGTAACGTCGAGAGTAGCGGGGACGGATGGTCCACCCAACGCCTGCGAACCATAATGCACGATATTCTGAGCCAAGTTGCCGGGCATCGCGTCGTTTAGAAGTCCGGCCGCACCAGTGATTCCTTGAGTGAGGCCGCTGAGGCCGCTTTTCCAGATGTCTCCAAATTGGCTATCAGGACGGGCGGACGCTGGCGCAGCCGATGCCACATGATGCGCTTGGGCGTAAGCAAGCACGTCCGATTGGCTCGCGCTATCGGGCGCAGTGATTTCGTACTTGGAGCCGTCAGGCGCAGATATTTGGTAGGTTGCCATCAGGGCAGTTTCTTGATTGACCAGCCGCCGTTAGACGGCGCTGCTGCTGGAGCATTTTGGCCTTGGCCCTGACCCTGCCAAATCTTGATGGCTTCCGGGCGAAGATGCTTCACAAGTTCATCGGCACTGACGTTATTCGAGGAAAGCTTCTGCTCAAGTGTGTTGATGTTGGCACGCGCGAGCGGGTTAACGACTTGATCAAACCAACCTGCAATCTGTGCGGGCGATGAAGAAATGCTGGGAGCCGTCGAAAGAACTCGTTCGCGATCTGCCGATGCGCTCTGCCCTGTTCCGCCGCCAATAGACATATTTGTGATTTCGTTTGCGGCGATGGCGGCAATCGAAGTTAGGTTAGTTGGTGTTGCGCCGCCAGACCATGCGCTGATGCTATTCGTGAGCTGATTGACTGTCCGGTTATCACCATTCTTGAGCGCGACCGCCAGATTTCGAAGGTCGATGAGATGCTGCGAAGCGCGGTTGATGGAGTCGATCTGACCGCCGATGCCCTTTGGATTGGCAATGGACTTCATAACCGTCTGCCGCTGCGCAAACTCAGTGCCGGTAAAATCAGGTTTGTAGGCCGTCACCGCCGCCTGCATCTGTTGCGCGGCTGGACTGTTGGCAAGCGCATAGGCGCTAAACGGCGCTACTACACCTGTCGCGATTTGTTTGATCCGGCTCGCCATTGCGTTCGGAATGGCTTTGATGAGCGCGTCGCCAGTCAGACCGTTTTCGAGAGCATCGGCCAACTTCGGCGATACGCCTTGGAGGCGTGCGTTGTCGGCCGTGAATGCGCCAGTCGCATCGTTCACGTTGCCGCTCAGACCGCCATACTTCTGGATACTCTCCGGCGTGCCTGCTTCGATGTAATGGCTTGTCTCTTTTCCGGCCTGAATAACCTGAACCTGCTTGGTGATTGGGTTGAGGCCGAGAATATCGTGAGGTCCATAGGCTCCAGGATGCTGCGCCCTGATCTGGTCCTGATCCTGCTGTGAAAGCGGAATGGGAGCCTTCATCTGCTCCTGAACTAGCGGATTGTCGTATCCGAGGAAGGACATGGTTGCGGCATTCGCTACCGGCTGACCTACCCCAAGCGGGCTAGATGCAGAAGGAGCGCCTGAACCACCACCATTTAGTTTTGCAACATAGGACGCCAAGTCCTGATTGCGTGTCGTCCATGCCTTCAGATATTTGCCATACTTTGCTGGGTTGCCCCTTTGTGGATCAGTAGCGAGAGTGTTGAAATACTGCTGGCGCAATTGCAGATACTTGGATACATCCCCCCCAGATTGGTTAAGCAATATCTGGGCAACATCTTTGCCGTCCTGAAACGCCGTCTCGAAATTGACTGCTGCAAGCGCGGCAGGAAGCTTATCCGACCCGCTCGCCTGATAGTAATTTGTCATCGCGCGCTGCGCTGCTTGGTCAGGGGTAAGTTTGGCAACGTCCAAATCGGGATTGTCTTTCTGGTTGATGCCAAATCTAACCACCGCGCCATTGGAATCCGTAACCGCCTTGTCGCCTTCGTGCGGGAGCGTGAAGTCCTTATAGAATTTGTTGAAGTCGAGAGAGCCGGGCTGTGAGGCGGGTTGGTCTGAACCGCCCGAAGGTTGCTGACCGCCCATCAATGCAGTGACACGCGCTCTGCTATCGAGAGGGCCATTGAGTAGTGCGCCGGGCGCGGCCATCGGCACTCCAGCGCTGGCATTCTGCGCATTGTAAAGACCAAGCGTCTGGCTGGTCGCGGCGTTCCGCGCCATTGTCTCGGCGTCGATCCCGCGATTCTGAGCGGTATTCTCGTTGCCTTCTGCCTGCTGCATCAGCAATGGGAATCCACGTTGTGGGGAGAGCGCGGCAAAGAACGGTGCTTGCGATGCCTGCATTCCCATCGGCAGAGCGGGAGGCGGACCAACATTTGATGTATTTGTCGCCGGACCACCCACCGAGGGCGAACCGGGTTGGCTCATCAGCGCTTGCAACTTGCGATAGGATTCCGCGTCATTAACGCCGCCCAATGCTCCACCGATCGCTCCAAAGAGCGTACCGCGTGGATTGGCTTGGGCGTTTCCCAATCCCTGAAGGATTGCGGAGATTGTATCGCCGAAGGAAAGGCCGGGAGAAGACATCGCTATATCCTAAATCAGACTGACGCCAGCGCCGTATCAAGAACCTGAACCCTTCATCGTGGAGCTACCCGAACCACCGATGAGGCCACCCAATCCCGAAACTGCGCCGAGGTAATTGTTCAGGAGATTCCACGGCTGCTGCTGTCCGTATTGGTAGCGGCTCAAGAGATCGTTGAGTTGTGCCTGCGCTTGCTGATCCTGTGCCCCACCAGCACTCAGAAGGGCTTGGAGATCGGTGTAGTCTTGACCGGCCAAAGTCGGAGAGAGTGCAGCCGCATTGAGTTGGCCCTGATTGCCTTGGGTAAAAGCATTCTGGATCGAGTTCGCTGCGTTCTGTTGAAGTCCAACCTGCGTATCGTAGTTGTGGCCGTACATCTGGCCCGCGAGTTGGTTTAAATTTCTCTCCAGAACATCTTGATTAGCACCCGAGCCACCGCGTCCGCCCGAAGTGAACTCGCCATTGATGTAGTTGCCGATCTGCCCCGCCGCATCCCTGAAATTCTGGTCGATATAGGGATTGCTGTTGAGCGTGGCTCCGCTCGCCGTTCCCCCGAGATATTGCAGCGCTGGATTGTTCGTTCCGGCATTATTCTGCAATAGCCCCATGAGGGACTGGTCGGCTTGATTGACTACCGGAGATCCATTGAGAGCGCGCTGTGTGGTGAGATTTAGCCCCGCTTGCGTCGTGGGAGAAAAAGGCGCGACAGTAGAAAACGGGGCATAGCTGGAGCCTTTGTTGTAGAGGCTCTGTGCCTGGTTTTCGATGTCGAGAAGGTAAGGCTGTGCGCCTGACCATGGGTCTTTGTTCTGCTGTTGCGACTGCGAAGAGCCGCCCATTGAGAGAGACATCTTAGAGGTCTTTCACCATGAGATAGTGCGTGAGATTGTAGTCCTTCAAATGCCGCGCCCATCCCTTGCGCGCGTATAGGCGAATCTCGTTACATCCCTCTTCCTTCGCCCAATCCTCGAACTTCTCTTTCTGATCGAACCACGATTTCATATTGTCGCCGCCGAAGAGTTCGATATTGCAGACGAGGGGGCCGGTCGCATATTTCTGGAGCGAGGTAACACCCGCCGCCATCACCCGGTTATTCTGTTCAGGATCGACGACTACCCAAAGCTGCGCATCTTTCGTCACTATGCGCTGGACAGTTTGCTCGATTGTCGCCGTGCCTCTGGCGTGATCGATCGCGCGTTCGAGCAATGGACCAATGACAGGCCAGACCTTCGTGAGAACCTCTTGGTCGGGCGGGATCTGAACGAGCTCCATCAAAGCCCCAGAAGACTCAAGATGCCCATCTTACCGAGATTGCTCCCGAATAGACCGCTCATTGCGCCCTGAGCCCCGGCCGTCGGAGAAACGCCCGGAACGCCTTGGCCCGGCGTACCCGTTCCAATGTCGCCCTTGCCCATGATGCGGGAGAGAAGCCCCTGCGGCTGGCCTTGGGCCTGTGGAGGCTGTTGCTGCCCACCACCAAAGGCCCCCCAGAGGCTTTGCTGAGGCCCTCCGGAGCCCCCACCAGCCCCAGGCATGGACGGCATGGACATTGGAGCCATCGGGGAAGATTGGCCGCCAGACGGCGCTCCTGGGGCCCCTACGGGCGGGCCTGGGCTATTGAATAGTTGCTGCGCTCCCGAGGCACTTCCAAGCCTCTGTTGCATCCCTTGGCTTAGGAGGCCCATCAAGTCGGGAGGCAATTGTGTCGAATTGTATGGAGCGTAGCCAGGGACGACAAATTGCGAACCATTCCAGTAGGGCTGGGAAGGTTGGAGATTGGCGTTTACCGGAGGCCCGCCAGTCGGCGAAGGCGTGACCTTCGGCAGAACATCGGGAACGCCCTTCTGGGGTGAACTGCTCATCTATTCTCTCCTAAATCTCGCCGTCGTCTACTGCGTCGATGTCGAGGTAATTTGCATAGGTCCACGAAGATCCGGCAGGGATATTCAACGTTGCCTGATGCACTCGTCCCGATGACATAACCGGACAATCTCCATTCGATTGCATACTTGCCATGGCGGTTGAGACCGTAGCATCCGCAGCACGCTCGCGGCTCAAGATCGTAACTGTTGCCGACGAGGTATCCGTATCAGGCCGTGCATTGGTAATCATGGAGCGCCGCCCATCCACGCCCTCGAAATCGCTGAGTGTCATGGTCGCTGCGAGTGTCGCTCCCGTGAAGCTACCGAGATTATGGTCCGTTCCAAACGCCCCGAGAAATTGGTTTCCGCCCGCCCAGATCGGACTATCGAAAGAGGCAGGGACGTTTTCAATGACCGGATAGATCGAGCCCAATTGCTCCAGTGTCACGCCTGACGAAAGGGCATGGAACAGATATTCCACGTTGTTCTTCGCGTAACTGAAATCGCCGGTCAGGTAGTTGTAGATGAGTTGAGTATCTGGGATGGCTGGGTTAGCCGCGTTCCCAGAGACGAAGTTGACCATGATTACGTTGTTGAGCGGATCGGTAGCTGTCGAGATTGAAGAAAGCGTGTTCGGGTTGAGATTGTCCCGGAACCAATGATCGCATTTCAAATTGCCGATTGATTGGCTTGCAGAACCATCTGTAACGAAAAACCCGGTCGCATCCCAGAAGAAGACGTTGTTGCCGAACTTCGCAATGGCGTGTGCCGCTCCCAATCCACGTCTCTGCTCAATCGTATCGAAGCGGAAGATCAGCGGAGGACCAACATATGTCATGCGAACGATGGCGCGATCCTGGAATATCAGGCCATACTCGCCGCCGATGATCCTCTGAATTCCTCCTCCGTCCGGTAAGGTCTGCGCATCGCTCTGGTTCTGTCCTGCCGTCCATTGGGTCGTGGTATTGAAACCACCCCAAACCACCTGACGATTGCTTGTCGCGGTATTTCCCAGAACCACGAAGTCACGAACGACGCCAATGTGCCTCGCTTGTGGCGGAGACCCAGCCACATTGGCAAAGACGCTAGACGAATTCAGCGTGTATTGCTGGAGGGCGTCCGAAATCTCCGTGGCTAGAACAACCTCACCGAACTGAGCGAATTCCCACGGCTCCGTTGCTGAGGCGCTATAGCCCCCCATCTTCGATACATCGGAGAAAACTCCAGACGAGAGGAGATAGAGCTTCGATGCACTTCCCGCGAACGTAGTCGCTACTCCTGCGAAATCTTGAGCTGTGAATGCTCCTAATGCTTGTTCCGAAAGTGCCGTGGTCGAGATATTCGAGAGGGCAAGGAAAGGGCGATATCCGTTGTTATCTGGAATGACATTCTGAGCGTCATTATTCGATCCCGGTCCCGCCAATCCCGGCAGATCAGGGAGCCATTTCGCCAAAGGCTGTCTCATCAGGGAGAACCAGAATCTGGCCTCGCTCTCCATGGCGAGGCATAGCGATCGGATTTGTCGGCGAGGTTCAGAGCGTTGATTGAGCCAACGAAAGCACTCGTCTCTACAAGAGCCATCTCTGTGTTGCGAATGAACTTGTATGCTTCGAGAAGCGTTCCATGCAGATAGGTGCCGAAGGAGTTGGTCAGAAGCCAATTCGTGTCGCCATCGGCAGAGAGCGCCGTGAACTTCTTGTAGTAGAGGAATTGTCCGGTGTAGCTCACGTCTGGCGATGGGCCGAATACCAAGTTCTCGCCCTCGATTGTGTAGGATTGAGGCTGACCTTGATTTGATCCCAGCCACGTTCTCCAGAAGACATCGGGAACGGTGTACTCCAATTCGGCAATGGGCGTCGTCGCCAGATAGAGCCGGCGAGGCGAGAGATAGCCAGTCGGGAGCGCTACGGTCTGAGCGTTCACTGTCAGGCTCGCCGAAGTTTCCATCGATCGGATACGAAGGGGTTCTGAGGAGAATTGCTGCTCAATTGAGCCATATGCAATCCGTGCCTCTGCGAGCTGGACGAATTCAGGAATGCGCGCAGTCAGGTTGGCGCGGTTGAGCCAGTTGGCAACGCTGGATTTCAAGTCACTGAAGGTGGACAGAGACAATGGCTATCTTCCTATTGGACTTGTCGGAGGCGAAGTGAAGAAGATGTAAGTCGGCACCCGCTTTGAT